CGCCGCATTCTTTATCTCATTGGTGTTAAGTGTATTACTTAGCATATGATGTTGTGTTTATGTTATCAAGAGCACGGTCTCGGAATTACTTCCAAGATCCCATACTCTTATGCCTGCGCCGCCTTCGTGATATCACGAGAGCTGCGCCGAGACTGAACTCAGTTGGGTTCAGCCCACTCGATGTTATCGAGCTCGCAGAAGGCAGTCCGACAGACCTCTTGTAAGAGGTCTCCGTGATAACCGGGTGCGTGATACTCTGGACGTATGAACCGGGTAAACCGGTTCCGGGATAGTACTTTGGACTAACAATCTTGCTAGTCACATAGACTCTCCTGGATCTTTTCACACTCCAGCAGTATTGCATTATGTTTATCTTCGGGTCCATGTTACCAATCCTTTGAGTGCCTAGCCATTGACCAACGTCAACGAGCCAGTCAACAACGAAGGACCAGGGAATGGCATTCCAGACAATCGCAGGGTTAAGGTTAACCCCTAAACTGTCTAGTAAGCCAAGCACTCGAGCATGCTCGAGCTGGTATGCACTATAATGATAATTATATTGCAATTGGGCATGGAACTGTGAAGCATCGCTAATAGTTATCCGTGAGTTAAAAGCTACTGAGTTGCCGGATTGGAACTGTCCGCCTGGTAAGGCGTACGATCCCACTCCACGACCCAACGGCTCATTTTCTTCGGTGGAACTATCAGCAGGCAAGTTTTTGCTAAAATGCGAAACTTGCAGCTTCCCCGCACGAGAGATGAGGGCGTTCAAACGCTTCTCTGTCTCCGCGACAGCACGGTAGATACCGTGGATGTCAGATATAAGTGGATTGATGTTAAACTTCATTTGAAGATAAACATCAGCAGCCACTTGGAGTATATGCCAAACGTTCCTAAACTTGCGATACCTTCGTAGCGCACCTCTAGGTAGTTTTAGTATATTCTGTATTGTGCCCTTGAGTGACTTGAAGTCTTTCAGCTCTATAGCCGAATTGACTGCAGATAACTTGGGACGAAGGAGAGGTAGCATGCTTCGCAATGAAGCATCTATCATTTCATTCAACCCACTAGGATCGGTAATGAAACCGGTAGTTCTAGCAGATGGGACATACAACGGCGTAAGGCCATCAGTCATTAGGCCAGCCGCTCCGAATACCGCACTAGAATACAACGCGAATGGACCACCAGCATTGTCATTAACCGCATTTTCAAAGTTTTGAAAAAGCGGCCTGACAGTGATGATGGCGCTACCAAGTCCTCCATTACCTGGATCACATTGCACTTTATAGTGCTCAAATGAATTCCAAGTCTTGCGAGAACCCTCGACTAATGGCGAGCGAACCTCGAGAAACTTCAAATATGAAGGATTCTCCATGTAAGCATGCCAATAATCGAAGCCCCCCCCAAATGCAGGCTCGCGGAAATCCACGAGCCTAATTTGACCAGGGAACCATTCTTGTCTTGTTAGTGGGTATTCTGACATAACTTCGCGCAGACTTCATCTACGCTAGTGGAACGTTAAACAATATGTTTAACTAAGGTTGGCGACCAACAG